AGCAAGACCAAGATCTGATTTTACTTGATCAGGATCAAACACTGTTCTGTGCCCAACTTTAACTGATCTGTTAGCAGAAGCTTCAAGACTCATTGCAAGAGTATTGCTGCAAACTACCCGAATCGGCGTGAATCGTACGTCAATTGATTTGCCGTACTGATGTGGATTTGAGAACAAGAAGTATGAGTCGACTTGATCTTCACCGAAGACGTCAAAAGACTCTTTTACTTTTGCAAGTGCCCACACAATCTGACCGTTCTTTAACGATCCTGCTGTATGCATTTCCATGTCACCAGCGGCAACATATTCTGCAAAGAAGTTGAAAGCTTCTTCGTTCTGAAGAGGATTCCAAGCTTTAGTAACATTTGTCAAGATAGTGCTATCACTTGTTCTCACAAGCGCTTGTTGACCTGTCTTGACTCGCTGATCACCGATTGTTACATATGCATCAACCTTCTCAACTTCCCAGTCAAGACCAGCTTTTTCCATCATTTGAACAGGTGTCAAATCATTGCTAACTTCTACACCTAGACCATGCCACGGTAATTCACCTGCATATGCCATTGTTTCTACTTCATGTGCCATTCTATATCTCCTTCACACAGTTGCTATTTCTTGAAAAATGAATTTTGCTTCTTGAGCAAATTCGCGATCGGTGCACTGACTAAAGTCAAATGCTGTACATTCCATAGAGTACAAAACTTCTTTTGCAGTCATCTCATCAACACCACAGATTTCCATAATTCTTTTCGTATATTCAGTCCAAATTGACATTAGTGTTTCCTCTCATTTAATAAGTATATCATACACTATATAAATAGGGATGTACACAGTTATTTTCAATTAAAGTGAATTTTTTTACATTTTATATGTATGTGTTACATAAATGATACAGTGAGGTAATTATGTCTATAAGTGAAGAAAGACTAGAAGAAATTATATATTGGAACAGACTGAAAAGTATGTCTGATTGGCAAGAGTATGGTGGATTTAATGCTAAAAAAATTAAGCAAGAGCTAATACCATTTGAGAATGATTGGATAAGATATAATCCTAAAAAACCAAATAATAGATGGGGCTTGAGTGTAACTAGTTTAGATGGTGGACTTAGTGGTGTACCTGATCTTACAAGTTTAAAAGATTGGGAATTACAAACTGGTGAAGTATTAAATAACCATGATATCATAACACCGACAAGAGTTTGGACTGAAAGCGAAAATATAAGTAAGTTACTAGAACCTTGGAAGCCATGGGTAACACGCTGTCATTTTTTAAGAATGGATAGAGGTAGCTTTTTTCCAGATCATCATGATATTAATAAAACTGATATTTCATTTGACGAAGTAAGATTAACAGCGTTTATAGATTGCGACGAATATAATTTTAAGTGGGTCTATGACGATAAACTGATTAAATGTAATCCTGGATCTCTATGGTATTTTAACGGCAATAAAAGACATAGTGTTTTTTCAACAAGAGACGGTGTTATTATTCTTGTAATTTGTTTACATTTTTGTAAAGATTTATTTTTATATATGCAGAACAACGCACGAGTTAGTTAATGGAATATGCAATACTCGGCATTGTTGCAGGAATAATTTTTGGTATTATTCCAGGCGCTGGACCTTTTTTAGCTATCGCAACATTATATCCGTTCTTAGCAACTTTTGATGCAATTAGTATTTTTATTTTTTATGTGTCATTATTAATCACAACAAATTATACTAATAGTGTAACTGGTATTTTATATGGTATACCAGGAGATGCCGCAGCTGTAACAACAGCAAGATACGGACATAAAATGTTTTTAGAGGGCAAAGGGCACTTAGCTGTTAGTAGTAATGCAATATCAAGTACAATCGGTTCTATATTTGCAATCATAGTATTTTTAGTGTCATTGCCATTTATTTTTCAGTTATTTAAGTTTTATAATTCTACAATTCAATTGTTTGTTATTAGTATTGCTATTATATTTTTAACGTTAGTAACTAAACAAGCCTATTGGAAAACTATACTTCTTTTTATTGTTGGTGGAATATTAGCAAAAATAGGATATGATAACCTGACTAAAGATATGTGGGGAACATTTGGATTTACATATTTGACACTCGGTATTCCATTCAGCTCTATCATGATTGGACTCTATATTGTACCAGAGTTACTTAAATTTTTAGATAAAGATTTTACAGGTAAAAATAAAATTACTAAGTTTGGATATGATCCAAGTACATGGAAAGCAACCGCTACAGGAAGCTTTGTAGGATTTTGGTGTGGCTTAGTTCCTGGTATTACTAATGTTCTAGGTAGCTATTTAAGTGCAAACTTTATGAAAAAAGATATAGACAAAATAGCTGCTGCTGAAGCTGCTAATAATAGCGGAGCTCTAAGTTCGCTTCTTCCACTTATTATTTTAGGAATACCAATTGTAGGTAGTGAAGTTTTAATATACTATTTAATAGTAACACGGGGTTTTACTTTTGATTTACAAAACGTTTATCTATTACAAGATGTATTATATTATATTCCATTAGTCTTAATAATATGCTTAACTTTATCTTGGTTGTATTTTAATCAGCTTGGTTATATAGCAGACTTTTATAAAAAATATAAGTACTATTTCATAATCGGTATATTCATATTCATATCAGTGATGAGTATATACATTTATCCTATTAAGTTTTGGATAGCTTTATGTCTAGTATGTACGACTATTGTAGGATATATAATTCGTAAATGGGAAACATTTCCTATTTTATACGGTTTCTTTTTAACAGATTTATTTTTTAATAATCTAATTAGGGTTATAGCAATTTATACATGAACAATTTAATTTTAGGATATAAAAGAGGAATTTATAGATGTAAGTCTATACAAACGGCTTTAAGTAAGTTCCAGCAAAAGTCGACTATCATCACAGAAGAAGATGATTTACAAAATATTTCTGGTAATTATGATCGTATCTTTACAATGTCAGAAAGCCTTCTACCTTTGCAGTTAGAGTTAGAACAAAAATTAGGTATCGATAATCTATCTAAAAAATCAGTTGACATACTTACAAATAAATTTAAAATGGATGAATACACAAGATCATTAGGATTTACAATTACTCCTAAAAGTATATTACCTAAAACAATTGAAGATCTAAATATATTTGAAGATAATCCAGTTTTTGTAAAGCCTGTGATAGGATCTGGAACAAAAGATCAACACAATAATTTTCCTTATACTGCGTTTAAAAATAAAGATGAATTATTAAAACGTGTTAAGTTTAATATGTGGACTGATAAAAAATTTAATAACACTCAAAATCAATTGATGGTACAAGAGTGTTTGCCAGATTATTCTGAGATATATGCACTATATGCTTATACCGATTCTTATGGTAAAGTTACTCCTCTTTATTGGACAAAAGGAAGTATGGTAATTCACAATAAGAATGAGATGTGGTGGCAACCAAGGAATTATATATTTGAAGGTATACCGGAAAATGAAGTACCAAATAAAGTCAAGAATGTAGTTATTAATTTTTATCAGAAAATAGTTGATGGACTAAAAATAAAAAATCTATTAATGGTTGCTGACTTTTATTATTTTGATGATACAATTAAATTCATAGATTTAAATCCACGAATAGGGCAAGGAATGGTTATGTACGATGATTTATACAATAATGAATTTTTACCTAATGTATTTGCAGAAATGCCGTTACCAGAATTTAAAAGACATTTATGGAAAGAAACAAAGTTACAAGCAGGTACTATAAAAAGTGTTGGTGATTATAAATCTATAGAAGGAGCAGATCTTGCTTCTAATTTTTTATTAAAAAGAAATGTGGTGATACCAGAAGAATATTGTTTATCAAGTCAGAATTTTCATTTTTCTTTATTCATATCTAGAAAAGAAAAGACCGATATGTACGAAGCATATCGGTCCTCTCATAATAAATTACAAGCTTGTATTGAATACTATTGAGTATTTAAAGCAATTGCTGCGTTAACTTTATTAACAATCATATTCGCATTTGCGTCATTTACAACATAAGTTTCAGTTCCTTCAAAAGCTGCCAACCATTCAGCAGTTGACATTAACTCAGCTACGGCTGCACGTGCTTGCCATACGACCGCCTCAGAAGCATTGACTGCAAGAAGCATATCAACAAACGCAAAATCTAAATCGCCATTAGAGCTAAAGGCAAAACAGTTTCCGTCTGCTTCAATCTTTCCTTGTCGTGTTTGAATTGTAAAAATTGTATCTGCATCATTTGCAAGATAACCACGTGTTGTACCACCTGAACCATCATATGGAACAATTTCGAAAGTCACATTATTTGCCTCACCTAATTCATTTAAGAATTTAGTTACAGCATCAACGCCACCCCATGTTGCAATCTTTACTGTCTGCCCAGCCATATCACCGATTGAATTAAATGCACGACTACACATAATTGTTTCGTATGTTTGAAGAGCTACAATAGTTGAATCATCAATTGCCACTGTTGGCATTTCTGAATCACCTGGCCATTCTGTACTCCACATTGTAAGTACATCGCCCCCATCAAAATAAGTTGATGCAACTACTGGATTACCAGCTTGTACAAAATCATGATTGATTTTAGTACCAACCATATCTAAAACTGCTTTAAATCCACCTGAATCAGATCCGGTATTCACAATCGTAGTAGCGTTAGCGATTGGAGCAGTTAATAAAGTGGCCGCAGCCGCAATAATAAAACGATTAATCATATTTTTAATTTCCTTTTTCATTCGTTCATATAGTATTATACAATATTATGACAAATATGTACATCATAATATGCAATTATATATAGTTTAATTAGAGGATAACATTTGGAACATTATAATAATACAGTCGTTATAACTGCTGATAGAAACGGAAGTACAGCCTTTATTGAAAGTATAAAAAAAAATAAATTAAATCTTTCAACAGTTGAAATAAATTTAGGCGAATGCTTTAGTCAAGATTATGAGGAAAATCCTAGGTATCCATATAGACAAGGATCTCAAAATGCAGAAGGAAGGGCTGAATTTTGGAATGAACAAATATATAGTCCAGCTCAAGTTATTGATGCTATTAACATTGGTACTGGAAAGAGAGTAATATTAAAATGCTTAATAACATGGCAAAATTTTAATAATTCTTATTTTGATATAAAAGCTAAAAGAAAAATATTTTTATATCGAAATATGTTTGATAGTACTTTAAGTAGATGTCTTGCTCAAAAGAATGGTTATTGGCATAATGATGAGAGTACTGATATGCATACAATCCCTGAAGATTTTTTTATTGAAAAATTAGAATGGAGAATTAATAGATATAATATTTTTTTAGATCAAATTTTAGATTGGACAAATGAAATTATATTGTATGAAAAATATAATTTTAAAAAAGATATAATAGTAAGAAAAAATTATGACAGAAAAACCATTGTTAAGAATTACGATAACTTAAAAGAAATATATCGTAGTTATGCTAATGCTATTGACAATATTGAAAAAGAAATAAAAATGGGGAGCTGACCGTGACTCCCCGCGAGGTTATTTCTGGCTCCCACCCCTATGTATCAGCGTAATTGCTGAATTAGAATGCGAACGATACGCCGAGTGTTGCATCGCCGAATTCAAGATCCGCATTAGTACCGATTTCTCCGTACGCACGTAGACCTGTACCTCCGATAGTATATCCCGCTTCGAGATCTACTCCCTGAAATACGTCACCTGCATTCAAGTTAATAACATCAAAAGTTGTTGATGCTTTAAAATCAGTTCCCCAAGCATTCATACCGACTGATGGAATAAAATCCATAGCCCATAGCTCAGTTCCTGTATCATAATTTAAGTCAGCTTTTCCGCCTGCGGATAAAGTCTGACCAGCTACTGTGAGGTCCAGAGCAGAAACTGCTGAGGACGCCATAATAAGAGTTGCTGCTAGTGTTGCTGCAATTTTCATAATCGTTTTTCCTTTGTTGTCTATTTACGATTCCAGATTTCATAGAGTACCCAAACGGCCACTAAACCTACGAGTCCCTGTGATCCTAACATTGCTACTATTCCGCTAACGTTAGTTATCACGCTCGCAGTTGGCAGAAACGGCATTAAAGATGAACTAAGGCCTAAGACCTCAATTACTATCATAAGTGCTGCTATCGAAATACCGACCTCAGCAAGTGTACCTGCCCATGTTTTAACTTTGTTTAAGATTTCCATATAATCTCCCCTTTCTTATATGTTACCACTTTTCTGTTGCTAGGTAAGTGGTCAACCCCCTGTGATTAAGCGGCTAGCGCGAATCCAGATGGTGCAAAATTATTGTTTGCATTTATGTTCTGTAAACTAAATACCATGTCGATCCTATCTCAGCCCCATCAAGAACATACCAAATTTTGACTACTGGCTCTAAGGCTCATTGTCATTTTATGATATGCTCATGGTGGAGCTGCTCGGTACTGCCCCGAGGTCCATACTATCTTTATAACGTCTACATTAATATTTATTAAAGTTAAGTATACAGTAATAAATATTTTAAGGGAGTGTGACATTTATGTCACAGTTGGTTATCATGCACATAAAGTTGTATCAAAGCATAATGTAATACTTTTAACAGATCTTTACGAGCATCATCTCGTGATCCTTTCTTTCCATATCGATTTGAATACTTATCAACGTTACCCATACAGAAACCTGTACCATGCCCACGTTCGATAATCACTTCAGTTGATTGAAACTTATTAGTAGCATAATGCCCTTTATATGTTTCATCAATATAATTTTTAAACTCATCAATTAGATTAGATTCATTAAATTTATAATCTATATTCATTCCCAAACTCCATCATAATTATAAAAGATATGCGAACCGATTGTTCGTGTCATATTCATTCCGTCTGCTTTACTCCACCAAGGATTCACATAATCAGCATGATAATAAATTGACTCGAATGTATTATCTTCTGATTTACCATATAAAACATCTTTAGCAATTCTTTGTGCTTTTTTCCAAGCTTCATATTCACGTGGACGTGGATCTTTTATTGTGTGTGTCCAACTAAATTGTTTAGGTTGAAATATAACATCACATACTGTATCAGGGAATTGTTCATGTGCTGCTCTATTCATAACAACATGAGCTACGGCATATTGACCTTCATCAGGCTCGCCTCTTGCTTCATGATATATGTTAGCAGCCATACAATCTGTTTTTTCTTTGAAGTCTACAACGCCAATCCAAGCACAACTAGCAACGGCAATAATAGATACCGCAGAAAAAATACCACCAATTCTGTTTATTGTTTTATTCATAATTTATATTCTATCACAAAACAAAACGTTTGTACACAGTTAATTTAACTTTTTTATGCCTAAAGCCCAATTTTCTGCTGCATCTTCTACATACCTTAACGACTTACCTGGAAATTCTTCGCTATCAAAACGTGTACCATTTTCTTCATGGTATGTAATATAAGCATGTTCCTCTTTAAAGTTAAAGTGAACCTCACAATATTGCCCTTCATTAGGAGCATCAGCGTAGTATGTATGAAGATGTTTGTTCATTGTACATAGTCCTTTATTGTTGGAAAGATTTGTGTTATAGACTCAGCAATTGCCGTTGCCAATTCCATATGTTCTTTTTGTGTACCATTGTCTGATCGTAATTCAACGTAATGTATCCAACTTCGAATAGTCCCGTTGACGTATAACTTTGAGACAGTGTTACCTTCAGGGAGAACAGCCCTTGCTTGTTCTTTTGCGATTCCATTATCTATAGCCCATTTATAAACTTGCTTTGAGAAGAATATTACACGACGTTGGTGTCTCTCCCATTCGCGCTGTAATTCTTCATCTTCAGTCTGAATAGAATTTTGTCTGTTTTTAGTATCTTGTAAACGAGCTTCTCTAACTACAAAATTATCATCAAGATCCCGGATATCAGCATACCGCTGAGAAAACTCTTGAAATGAAAATGATCTGTGCCTGAGGAGCTGCCTTGCAATGTCTCTTGTTGTTTCGATTTCGATGCAGGCTGATGCCATTTCGAATGGTGACCAGTGCTTGTTCTTGATGAGATATCCAAGTAACTTTGACGTTGTTTTGGTGTTAGCTTGGTTCGATGGATTGGAGACGCGGGCACAATACGAGACGAGGTCTTGGATGTTTTCCAATCCCATGATTCCTGGTTCGCCTGAGTGTACATGCCGTACAGGTTGTGAGTATGAGATGAGACGTGCACGCATTATCTTCCTTGTCCTCGGTATTTCTTGTAACTTCTTTTCTTTGATTTATTCATAGAAGAAGATTTAATACTTCCATTACCTTGAGATGTCTTTTTATATTTAGATCTTGACCAGGTACTTGATATAGTACCAACCATCACTTTAGCCATTATATTTCCTTGTCATTGTATCATTTCCTTCAGGTAAACACATGATAGCTTCTATTCTATCATTGAATCCACCTTTTGCTATTACTTCAATAGCGAGTGTGCCTGCATTCTCTGCATTCATTACATATTCAACACATTCATTTTTAGTTTCAAATTTTAGAGTTTTTATTCCCCATGGACCTGGTGTATTGAGAGTTATTAAAACTATTAACCACTTCATTCGTGTTCGCCACCGTTTCCACGTGAATTATAATTTTGTGGTACAGTATATTTTTCTGCACTATTATAGACTATGGCTGTAATAAAGATACCAAAGACCACTAATAAATGTCCACTTGCAGATATTCCAAATGCATACGGATTATTTATTATTGCTGCAAAGATACCACTCCACATGATAGACAATATTGAAAATACCATTAGTCCTAGCTGAGGTGGTAGGTTACGAAGTGGAGAGTTCTTTATAGTCATTATACCATTCCATGCATCCTTCATACCTAAAATAGTTGTACCCCATCCTATAGGTTTTACTTTATCCTTCATTTGTTTTCCTTTACGTTTATGTTAGTTGGATTGTATTGTTCACCATTGTACTTACTACCTGTCGCATTAGGTCCAGTTTCTACACCATTGTTACATGCAAATAGTACAACAAAAAGGAATATTATAGAAACTACTACAACTCTCTTAGTCCATACTATAAACTCTATAAACGTTTTTTCAGCTTCTTCTTGTGCAGCTTTCTTTACATCTAATTCCATTCTACTGGCTCCACC